CGGTATTTGATACAGATAGCTTGCATCCTGATGAAGTGACTCGTCTTAAACGTGATATGAGTGAGACATCATTTGCTAGGGAATATCTATGTGACTTCTCTGCCCAGGGTGATGACCAGTTAATTGCATTGGCAGATACCGAAGACGCAGCCAAACGTATTTACCAGAGTGATCATGTCAAACTGTTCCCAGTAATCCTTGGTATTGACCCAGCACGATTTGGAGATGACAGATCTGTAGTGTTTAGACGCCAAGGTAAGCAAGCATTTAAGCCTGTTGTATATCGAGGTATAGATAACATGGAACTAGCAGCCAGAGTTGCCAACCTGATCGAGGAACATAACCCAGATGCTGTGTTTTGTGATGCAGGTGCTGGTAGTGGTGTAATCGACAGACTAAGGCAGTTGTCATATGACGTAATTGAAGTGCCATTTGGTGGCAAGGCACTCAAACAACAGCAATACATCAATCGTAGAAGTGAGATGTGGTGGTTAATGAAAGAGTGGATAGAAGATGGTGGTGCAATACCAAACGATATAGCTCTCAAACAAGAACTAGCTACACCGATATATTGGTACGACAATGTAGGTAGACGTGTATTGGAAAGTAAGGATCAAATAAAGAAAAGATTGCAAGGAGCAGGGTCACCAGATTTGGCTGATGCACTAGCACTAACGTTTGCCCTGCCAGTAGCCAAGAAAGTGCCAGAGGATATATACATCAAAAGACGTAAAGAATCTACAGGTAAGACGGAATATGACCCATACAGCAGACTCTAACTTTGTTCGTGTAGCACATGGTTTAGATGTAGAGCCATTGCTTAAATTATTAGACGATAAACCAGAATTATGGACAGAAATAACAGCACGACAAAAAGTAACTAACTCACCACACAAAGATACCGAGTGCATATACGTTAGAGGGCCATTAAAGATGAGTTTGTACTACGTCATGCACGATCTAGGATCATACGACTACCCATGCATGGATTATTTACAGCCAGCACTTGTTCCATTGATGCGACCAATATTAGAAAAATTAGAAGTTAAAGAGATGGGCAGAGTATTGATTGTCAATCTTAAACCTAGTGGCCATGTGACCAAACATAATGACCAAGGATTGTATGCAGATCACTATTCAAGATTTCATATAGTGTTAAAAACTAACGAATGGTGTAGCCAAACTTGCGGAGATCAGAAGCAAAAATTTGAGGCAGGTGAGGTTTGGTGGTTTAACCACAAAAAAGTACATACAGCGGACAATGTTGGCATGACAGACAGAGTACATATAATATTTGATTGTAAGACCAAGTATTTTTCTATGGATGGTGTGACCGTAACTGGCGATATAGCCGTTATTCTTGATAAATGTGGAGTAGTTAATGATTGACATTAAACTAGCCACAGTTGATGAGATGCTGGCTGAAGCATCAATCCTGTTTGAAGAGCATTACGAAGAGATTGCTCGTAACAAGCAGGTGATGAAGCTAAAACCAGATGAATTGACTTATCGCAAAATGGAAGACGCAGGTCAAATTTTCATTTTGTCAGCAAGGCAAGCTGATGTTTTGATTGGTTATTCTGTTAACTTTGTCACTAATCATTTACATTATGCTGATCTTCGTATAGCCCAAAATGATTTGTTGTTTATCAGCAAAGAACATAGGGGAGGAAGAATCGGTATTAAGTTGATTAGAGAGACAGAAAGTCACGCAACATCACTCGGATGCAAACTAATGCTATGGCACGCCAAAGAAAACACCACTTTGTCAGCTTTGTTGCCGAGAATCAACTACGGTGTACAAGACATTATTTATTCCAAGGAGTTATGACATGGCAGTTGTAGGAGCAATTGCAGCAATAGGAACTACTATTGCTTCTGTGAGTGCAGCAAACGAGCAGAGAAAAATACAAAAGAAACAGTTGGAACAGCAACGAAGAGCTAATGAACAAGCTTTAACTCGTGCTGAAGAAGAAAAAGAAAGGGCAGAGATGGAATACAATAGAGCAAACAGACAAAATGTTGATGTTGAAAGTGCATTAGATGCTAGTAAGTTGTCAACTAAACAAGGAGCATCAGGTACTTTATTAACTGGAAGCATGGGTGTTAATCCAGAAGAATTAGATACAAGCAAAAACACACTATTAGGTGGTTGATTTATGAAAACCAAGAGAGAAAAACTACTGACAAGGTGGGGACACCTTAGATCAGAAAGGGCTACTTGGTGGTCACATTGGCAAGAAGTGACAACATATTTATTACCGAGAAACGGACGTTATTTTGTACAGGACAGAAACAAAGGCCATAGAAGACATAACTCGATATATGACAATACTGGTACAAGAGCGTTAAGAACACTAGGTGCTGGCATGATGGCAGGTGCGACATCCCCTGCAAGACCTTGGTTTAGATTAGCAACGGCTGATCCAGAGTTAAATAAATTTGCACCTGTTAAATTATGGCTTAATGATGTAACAGAACGTATGCAATTGGTGTTTACTAAGTCCAATACATACCGAACATTACACAGTATGTATGAAGAATTAGGTGCATTTGGTACGGCTGGGTCAATTATTTTGCCTGACACTAAAACTGCGATACATCATTACCCTGTAACAGTAGGAGAATATGCAATTGCTACTGATTACCAGGGCAGAGTCAATACTTTGTATAGAGAATTTCAAAAAACTGTAGGAGAACTTGTAAGAGAGTTTGGATATAAGAAATGTTCAACGTCCGTTAAAAATCTGTTCGACAGAGGTAACCTAGATACTTACATAACGGTCATTCATGCAATAGAACCAAGAGATGATAGAGAGCGTGACTTTAGTAAAAAAGATAATACCAACATGGCATACAAATCTTGTTATTTTGAGCAAGGTGGTGATGGCGATCAAGTGTTACGAGAAAGTGGATACAAAGAATTTCCAGCAGTTGTGCCAAGATGGGGTGTTGCAGGTGGTGACATCTATGGCAACTCACCAGGAATGGAAGCGTTAGGTGACATAAAACAGTTACAACACGAGCAATTACGCAAGGCACAGGGCATTGATTACCAAACAAAACCTCCATTGCAAGTACCAAGCTACATGAAAAACAGAGATGTAGACAGTTTGCCTGGGGGAGTTACGTTTGTTGATGGACAACAAGGCAAAATTGAAACTGCATTTAACGTAAACCTAAATTTAAATCATTTATTGGCTGATATACAGGACGTAAGACAACGTATTAATGGTAGTTTTTATGCTGATTTATTTCTTATGTTGGCAAATGCTACTGACACACGCATGACAGCGACAGAGGTAGCAGAACGTCATGAAGAAAAGTTGTTAATGTTAGGGCCAGTATTAGAACGATTACACAATGAATTGTTAGATCCATTGATTGACATTACGTTTAACAGAATGGTTGAAAGCAATCTAGTGCCACCTGCCCCACCTGAGTTGCAAGGCATGGAATTAAGCGTAGAATTTGTATCTATGTTGGCACAAGCCCAACGTGCAATAGGTACAAATAGCGTAGATAGATATGTCAACAGTATGGGTTTAGTAGCACAAATGAAACCTGATGTATTAGATAAATTCGATTCTGATTCATGGGCAGATAATTATGCAGATATGTTAGGTGTTGATCCATCGTTAATAGTACCTGGGGCACAAGTTGCAAAGGTACGCAAAGCAAGAGCAGAAGCACAACAAGCAGCAGCACAAGCCGAGCAGCAACAGCAAGCTGCTGAAAATATGGCCAAAATTGGTAAGAATGATGCAAGTAATATGCAAGATATTCTTAACCAGTTTAGTGGCTACAATTCACCATCACCATTGGAGGTTTAAATGGAAAAAACACCAGACAATTTTAATTACGGCAACATGACAGCCGATTTTAGAACACGATATAAAAAAATGTTAGAAGAAAAAAACAGAAAAAAGGTTGATAAAAAGAAAAAAAATCCATTACAAACAATAGCTGACAAGTTATATGGAGGAAGTAGTAAGTGAGTTTATACGAAAACATCCACGCAAAACGGAAAAGAATTAAAGCAGGTTCTGGTGAACGGATGAAAAAAAAGGGTGAGAAAGGTAGACCAACTGCAAAAGATTTTAAAAATGCTGCAAAAACTGCAAAAAAAATGTACCCTAATCAAAAATAGGTGTGACCGTAATATGGTTATAACTAGATATATTGGAGCATGAGCGAATATAATCCTCTCGATCTTAAAGGTCAACAAAAATCTAAAGACAACAAAAAGTCCGCAGACAAAATTGACCGACAGAACGAGGAATCGGATATAAAATGGCTCATGAGCAGCAAGAGGGGTCGCAGATTTATCTGGAGACTTCTGGAAATGGCAGGTGTATTCCGATCATCGTTCAACACTAACGCAATGGCAATGTCATTTAGCGAAGGTAACAGGAACTATGGTTTGCAACTTCTGAACCAAATCCACACTCTCTGCCCCGAACTATATCCGACAATGATCAAGGAGCAAAAAAATGTCAGAAACGCTGATGACGGAAGCCAACCAAACCAATGAAGGCGATACTCAACAGCCAGTAGACGCATCAACTGAAGCAACTACTGACACCGAGCAGCAAGCTGAAGGTGTACAGGAACAACAAGTTTCGGATGAAACCGCTGTTGATAGTGAAACTAGCGAAAAGGATACACCAGAAGGTGCTCCTGATAAATACGAGTTCAATGCAAAGGTGGCTGACGCACCAGAAGAACTCGACCCCGAAGTTTTAACTGCTTTCGGTGATGTCGCTAAAGAACTAAACCTGCCACAAGAAGCTGCACAAAAAGTATTAGACAAAGTTGCACCTGTTATACAGGCAAAACAAGCTAAAGTTGTCGAACAAACTAAAGTTGAATGGGCAAACCAATCAAAATCTGATTCAGAATTTGGTGGTGAAAGTCTCAATGAAAGCTTAGATGTTGCAAAAGCATCACTCGATACCTTTGGTACTGATGCTTTGAAGTCGCTGCTACAGGAAACAGGCTTGGGAAATCACCCCGAAGTAATTCGGTTCATGTACCGAGCAGGTAAGGCAATTAGTGAAGATAGTTATGTAGGTAATTCTGAGGGTGCTGTGGGTAAATCCAACATTCCTAAAGATTTTAACGGCATAGCTAACGCACTATATTCAAATCAGCAAAACAAGTAAGGAGTTATTAAATGGCTGTTCTCTCAACCTCAAATTTAACACTAGCGGATTGGGCAAAAAGATCTGACCCAGACGGTAGAGTTCCAATCGTTGCAGAACTACTTTCACAAAGCAACGAAATTCTAGAAGATTGCGTTTTTAAGGAAGGTAATTTACCTACTGGTGAACGTGTAGTTATTAGAACAGGTTTACCTTCAGTTTATTGGAGAGCATTAAACCAAGGTATTCCAAACAGTAAGTCAACAACAGCACAAGTTGATGAAGCTTGCGGAATTCTAGAAGCACGTTCTGAAGTAGACAAAGACTTAGCAATGTTAAATGGTAACACTGCACAGTTCCGTCTATCAGAAGACACTGCGTTCTTGGAAGCAATGAACCAGACTCAAGCTGAAACAATGTTCTATGGTAATCCTGGAACAGATCCTAAGAAGTTTTTAGGTTTAGCACCAAGATACGGCAGTTTATCAGCAGACAACTCTGTAAACGTGCTTAGTGCAGGTGGATCAGGATCTGATAATGCTTCTGTATATCTAGTAGTTTGGGGTGATCAAACTGTTTATTGTCCTTTCCCTAAAGGATCTAAAGCAGGTTTAACACACGAAGATCTAGGTGAGCAAACTGTTTACAACAGCGATGGCACAAGACTACAAGCTTTTGCTACACGTTATCAGTGGAAAAACGGTTTGGTTGTTAAAGATTGGAGATACGTTGTTCGTATTTGCAACATTGACATTTCTGACTTGCTTGGAAGTACTGGTACACAAGCTTCTTCTGCTTCAACTGCTCTCGTAAAATTAATGGCTAGAGCATTGTACAGAATTCCTAATATGGCTATGGGAAGAGCAGCGTTCTACATGAACAGAACTGTTCACTCAGGACTATCTATTGCAGCAATGGACAAGTCACAATCTGTATTAGCTATTCAAGAAGGTTTGACACAGTTTGGTACAGCACAAAGCTACTTATCATTCTTGGGTGTTCCTCTAAGAAGAGTTG